ATCCGAAACTGAGTGAAGAGTTTGTAACTAATACATTCCTTCCATTTCTTAAAGAGTATCGAGAATATATACTAGATCTATATTTTACATGTAGAATCCCTCCGTTTGATCAAGACGCTATGGGGGATACTTTTTTGTCTCCAGAAGCATTAACAGAATCAGCAATATACATTTCTAATGAATCAAATATACCACTGTCAGCGACCTTTAATAATATATGGGTAAGACCTGATCAAAAAAATTTAGACTTGTGGATCAAAGAATTTGCTCCTATCTACAATGCAGGAGTTAGAGTAGTAACTCTACCACATACAACATGGGTATCTACAGGACAGATTAGATCAGTATTTCCAGAATTGTTTATTAAGAATACTATTCTTAGAGAGGTTACAAAACCTAATGATATAGTAGCATTAGCAGAAGCAGGATTTAATTATATAAACCTAGACCGTGATCTTATGAGAGATCGTGATCAACTCTTACGTATTAGAAAAGCAAAAGACTATTGTGCATATCTAGGAAAACCTGTTATGTTCTCAATGCTTGTCAATGAAACATGTTGGGGTGGATGTCCTATCATGCCAGAGCATTACCAGTACAATGCTACAAGAACAAAAGATGATCCTATATTTTTTGCTAGTCCTATTAGTAGAGTATCATGTTCTACTTGGGATGTAGAGAATCCTGAGTTTGATCTTAAACAAGCAAACTTACCTCCATGGAGAGAAGATTGGGTAGAAATGCAATCACATGGTATTGATACTTTTAAACTACATGGTAGAGAGAGTATGATGAGACTGCAGGAAAGCATGGATCTTATCAAGAGGTGGGCAGATCAAGATGAGTATATGTTTCCTGAGTATAAAAAATATACTGAAGCATTAAAGATAAAAGACTCTCCTATCAATAAATGGAGAGAAAAAATTAAGACATGTAAGTTTGACTGTTGGGACTGTAACTATTGTGAAGCAGTAGTGCAATCACATATGAAGAAACAAGATTTAATTGTGCACCCACAGGTAGAAACTTGTATAGAAGCATTTACTAACTCAGGTAAGTATTTGTCAAACCATAGGACATATGATCCTAATGATCCTAGTGCATATTACAATGTGCCTGGTTTAACATCTGCTAGAGTCAGACACTTTCTAAACAACCTCTGCTCTCAAGAAGGAGCAGTATATCTTGAGGTTGGTGTATATGCAGGGGCAACATTTTGTGCTGCAGTACAAAACAATGACATGGTTGCTGCATATGCAAATGATAACTGGTCACAACCCAACTTACAACCAGCTAGAGAAGATATAAACTTACCACTAGAAGATGTAAATGTAAATACTTTTGTTCAAAACCTACAAGAAAATGTTACCACAGATTCATTAGACTTTGACATACAAGTGTTGAATGGAGACTCATCAGAGTTAGGTAAAAAAGATTTTAAACATGACGTCAATATAATATTCTATGATGGAGACAACTCAGAAAAGAAAATGAGAGAGTTCTTTCTTAATATGATAGACTTTACAGAAGACGTATTCACTCTGGTTATTGATGATGCAAACATAGAAGAGAACGTTGCTATCACTAAAAGGTTTATAGAAGCAATGGGATTGAAAGTCTTATATGAAAGAGAGTTATTAAATGATTCAGAAGATCCTGAGATGTGGTGGAACGGATTATATGTAGTTGTACTTTCAAAATCAAAGTTTTAATTACAAATATCTCGAAAAAATTTTTCGGGTAATTTTTCCCCTAAAGGTTTTTCGTCTAAATATAGTAGGACTTATTACAGATAATAATGGGAACGCTTAATGTAGGCACTGTTAACGCCAGTACTCTAGATGCTACAGCGGCTTTAAACTTTCCAACTTATACAACAAGTGGAAGACCTAGTAGTGGCATAGACACAGGTGCAACAATTTACAATAGCACTACAGAGAAGTTACAAACATGGAATGGATCTGAGTGGATGGATATTGGTGGTGGATCTGACCCTGATGGATCTTCTGCTGATAAAGCAGCAGCAAGTGCAGCTGCTATATTACTGGTTAATCCCGCAGCAACTGATGGAGTGTACTGGATCTTGTTACCTAGTGTGGGTGCAAAACAAGTATATTGTATGATGGATCCAAACCACTTAGGTGGTGGTGGATGGATGTTAGCATGGAAATGTACTAGAGGAAGCACATTCCACTATGACACTAACTACTGGTCATCTACAAACACATATAATGAAACCTCTCAGTTGAATAGAAACGATGGTGATCATAAGAACCACGTATTCAACTATTATGTTGCAGGAACACTCGGTGCAGTATTTCCTGATATAAACAATGGTGGTCAATCATCTGTTGGTTATAATGGTTGGACTTGGAAACAAGGTGGTATAGGACAGACATGCTTACAAAGATTCCAAAACAATGAGAGAATATCTAGTAACCCACGTGGAGAAAGCATGTGGCAGGGATCTGGATTCTCTGGTCAAGGTGGATTCCAATGGTATGGATTTAACTATACTGGATCAAGTAACAATGCTATGCGTTGGGGATTTGGTTGGAACAACGAGGGTAATGAAAGTTCAAATGATGTTTGCAGTGGTATAGGTCATCGTAGAACAGACTCATCTGCAGGAGATCACATCTATTGCTGTCAATCAACAACTGGAGTTAACAGATCAATGCGTGCGGAGATTTGGGTACAATGAAACTATCTGCTACTGAATATCTACTCATCCTACAGATGCGTAATGATAGTTCTTTAACTCTGACAACAGCAGAGGAAAACTACATCAAGGGTCTTAGACTGGACGGTAAAACTACTGAAACTGTCTTGAAACCAAAAAGAGAGAAGTGGCATACTTATCTCAACTACATCTTAAAGGTAAAGAAAGATGCTGAAAGTGGTAGTGGCAACACACAGTTGCTAAGTGATGCAACTGCATGCTATAATAGTGCTAAGAATTTAAAATTAGGTGTGATTGATATCAACACTTACATAAGTGAGATAGATGCACTAGACTTATCTGAGTCTTCTACAGATCATCTTTGGTATATGACATCGCAAATTGCTACAGAATACCAAAAAGCAATTGCTAGTGAAGATACAACCTTAACTTTAAATGGAGAAAAGTTACCTGACTTAGAATAAATGTTTAAGAATGTAGAACTCCGAGATGATTTTATCGGAGTGTTTGATACATCTATACATTGTAATCAATTTATAGATCACCTTAAAGCAACAGAAGAAAATAATACAATCATACGTAGAAGAAGTATAGATCATGTCAAGGTTAATGATGACATGGTTACTATTGACTCAACTATGGTCAATTACAATAGACCTGTACCATTGTTACAAGATTACAATAATCTGACTAAACAATGTATGGATTTATATATTGAGAAGTTTAATGTAGTTTCTGGATATGATTTGCAGCAAGCATATATGAATATTCAAAGAACACAACCCAGTCAAGGGTATCATGCATGGCATTGTGAAGATGACCATTACGGTGCACATAGAAAATTATTTGCCACTATGTTGTATCTTAATGATGTAGAGGAAGGAGGAGAAACGGAATTCTTATATCAAAAGGTTCGGTTTAAACCACAGAAAGGTAGATTCTTGATGTGGCCAGCACACTGGACACATATACATAGAGGGAACCCACCCTTATCGGGGGAAAAGTACATAGCAACTAGTTGGATTGAAAATCAAGAGATCTAGTGCTATAATAAATAATACACTTATCATTCTAAAACATGGATATTGAAGTAATGGTCAAGGAATTTACTGACCAACTGAAAGATCAGAAAGCAACAATTGTTGAACTGGAAAAACAACTTAGCACTCGTAAAGAACAAGTGTTGAGATTAGAAGGTGCAATCGAAGCACTTAATATGACACTCAAGAAACCAGAAGAAACAGATGGCACTGAAGAAGTCAAGTGAGCAAAGACAACAAGAACATGTAAATTCTAGGCAGTTCCATATTAAATTTGACGGAACTGCAGAGACATGTCCATATAAAACAGAAGAACTTTATGATGGTAGATCAATTGTAGCGATTGGATTTACCTCTAATGTTTATGGACACTCCTATCATTTAATAGTAGAAAGAGATAAGACACACTTAAGAACTAAGTTTGTGTTTGATGAAAAGCACGACTTAAAATTTACAAAACCTGTAGAAAGAATGGGCAAACAGGTCAGCGAAGGAGAAATTACAAAACTATTAGCAAAGGCGGGCGACGGAACTTCATAAATATATCTGAAGGACTTATTGTACCACAGAATGAAGAAGGTAATAGTAAGGATTAATGATAACTATAGCATAGATCAAGCTTGTGCAGGGATCTTGAGTTTATATGGTTACTTATCCTTTGTAGAATCATTTAGATCATTTCAAATAATTTCTTTCGATTGCCCTGCAATATACGAAAGCAATTTATTAACAAAATTAAAAGCATTGAATGTAGTTAAGAATGCTACATGGGATGCTCAGGTTTATGCGGGAGATCCAATGCCAGAAGAGGCAACTCTTACTGTAGATACTTCTGGATCTGCTTCTCTTAATACTGATGGTGAAACAACAGCAACAAGTAATACTAGAACTTTAACAACAAGTGGTTCTGGTACAATGTATGTCAAGGTACAGAATATAGGTGGTAATGACTTCTTCACATTCTCACAAACTTCTGGCGGTACATATAGTAGATTTTATAATCAATCGGGTTTCATGCAAGGTGGAACTTATACGTTTGACCAGAGTGATTCATCCAATAACGGACACCCATTTAGATTTTCTCAAACACAAGATGGAACTCATACTACAGGGGGTACAGGAGATTTAACAGCAGGAGTATCAGTTACAGGAACACCAGGTACAGATGGTCAGACAGTTCTAACTGTTAGTTCATCCACACCATCTATCTTATACTACTATTGTGCAACTCATCCTGGTATGGGACGATTCACAGCAGCACCAGATAGATATGGAACTGTTAATATCTTTGACTACTGGCACTTAGATAGAATTACAAAGCAAGACAGACAATATTTAAACGGACAATTTAGTCAATCATCAAACGGAGCAGGAGACGGTGTAGATATTTACATCCTTGATTCTGGCGTTCGTGGTGCGAGCAGACCAACAGGTAACAACGCAGCATTGCATCCAGAACTATATGACCCAGATTTTGCCACTGATCTAAACGGTACTGCTGAACAACAGAACTATAGAGTGTTTCAGTTAGGTCATTTTGCAGGAACTTATGGATCTAACAACGAAGATGATCAAGGTCATGGAACTAAGTGTGCGATTCTTGCAGCTGGTAGAACAGCTGGAATAGCAAGACAAGCAAAGATATATGCACTTAAGTGTTTTGATAGTAATGTAAGTGGTTCTTATAGTGGAATACTATCAGCATATCAAGCAGTTATAGACCATAACGACGCGGGTAATGCCAACTACAAAGGCAATAGTCGTCCAGCTGTCATCAACGCATCTTTCGGACCTACGATTCCTACACAGAACTCACCTAACATAGAACTTAATGATAGTGGAGATGATACGGGAGTTGATGAAGAGATGTTAGATGACATCGAAGGAACTATAGCAACATCTGATAAAATAATAATTGTTAGATCTGCGGGTAATGGATTTAGAAATAGTAGTGATGCAACTGCAGGACCTTTACAAACTAAATGTGTAGCGGGTGCAAGAACAGCAGGATATCCAGATAACAGTAATGGTGGTATCAACAATGTAGATACAAATCAAGACAAGATTACAGTTGGTGCTACATCTTATAATGATAGATGGGCGTTTTTCTCTAACTACGGTAGTGGTTGTACTACAGTGGCACCTGGTGAAAAAGTTATTACTCCTCAATATGATTGGACTGCTAACACACCATATACAAGCACAACAAACTATGATTGTATAGATGGTACATCATTCTCAGGACCTATCGTTGCGGGTATCATAGCATCATGGTGTGGTAAGAATGGATATACTTTAACTACAAACAACTTAACAGGTTTAGCAAAACAATTTATCAGAACCACTGGTTCAGCTGGTGATATTAGAACTGGTACACACACCAACTATCCCATCAACAGCATAGTAGATAAGAAACTTATAGACAATCCATATGTCACTTTATCGGGATCTGCCTTTCTAGAAGTCAAGTTCAATCCAGCTGATGCTTCACATTTCTTAAATAACGTGGGTAAAAAGGTTCAACTGAGAACCACTGGATCTACAGCAGGAGCAGGAAGTTCTACACCCACAATATTTAATTTAGCAACAACATCACCAGGTTTCTTTTATAATGTCTCTGGTACTGATAGAAGTGGTAGTGTTTCTGGAACTCACCCAACTGTTACATGTTATGTTGGTGACACATTAAACTTTAATTTATCAAACGTTGCATCTAACCACCCATTTTATGTTAGAGACTCATCTGGTTCAAGTAATGTAACCACACCTAATGCTACTGGTCAAGGTTCTGTAGGAACTGCAACAGTGTCTTGGACACCAAGTGTGGCGGGAACATATTCTTATATTTGTGGCATACACAGTAGTATGAAAGGAACTATCACAGTTCAGTCTGCACCTGGCGGTAGTGGTGGTGTAGTAGTTGGCGGTATAAACGTATCTACATTATCTCATTCTGGTTGGTTAAACATAGCATCAGAGAGTGCAGTTAATAATAGTATTACAGTTACAGCACCAAATAATGCTACAGCTGGTACAACTGGTGGTGGAACAAATAATTATTTGGCACTGATTAACTCAGAAGGAAAAACACATGAAAGTTATGATGGTGTCGTATCTACATCAACATCTTTGACATCCTCTACTGATGTGCAGGAAGGACTTGGGCAAAGTTCTGCTGTTACATATTATCCTGTAGATAGTGGTGTTGATTTTAACTACAATGGTAGTGGTGCAAGTCTTACTACACAAAGAGGTGCGTTCTATCCTTTTGTCGATACCAATGTAACTTGGCAGACTTCATCTGGAACTTTTGCGGGAAGTCCATATGCTAATGGTGCTAGTGTTAATTTAGATCTAGGTTTGCAAGGAACTACCTTTGCCAACGAACCAACCTTTGAAGCATATACCTTAAGTGGAGATTCTATTGGTGCTACTGGTTTAACCTTTGATACAGCAACAGGTAGTTTATCTGGAACTGTAACATCAAATTACCAAGACACAACTTATAATTTTACAGTAACTGAAAACGTAACAGGTAATGCACAGTCATATGGATTTACTACAACTGGAACTGGTGTTCTAGTTAGTATCACACAACAACCAAGTTCAGCAAGTTTAGAAGCAGGGTCTGGTAACACAACTACGTTCGGACCTGTGGCGGGTATCAGTGATGACGGATCAACAATCATATTCCAATGGGAGTTCTCAGTTAATGGTGGAGTAGGTTGGGCAACAGTATCTAATGGTGGTGGATATAGTGGAGCAACTACTAATACACTAACTGTAGATGATGACTTTGCTAAAAACAACTTCCAGTATCGTTGTAAGTTGGAGACTAGCACATCAGTTCAACCATCATATACAAACGCAGTCACACTAACAGTATTCAGAACAATAACTGTTAATACACAACCAATAAATTCTACACCGATTGCTCCTGCTGCAGGATCATTTACCTGTGGTGGTACAACTTTAGATGCTGCTAGTATTACATATCAGTGGCAAAAATCTGAGAACGGTGATGGAGTAACTTATCAAGATATAAGTAGTGCCACTACTACAACATATACAACTGGTTCTACAACTTACGATGACAGTTACGGTGACTACTACCGATGCAAACTAAATGCAACAGGTGCAAGTGAGGTTATCACAAACGCTGCAAGACTATTTGTACTAAGAACAATTAATATTACATCTCAACCAGTTAATATAACTGGTGCAGTAGGTGGTACATCATCATTTGGTGTTGCTGCAACTACATCTGATAATGATGCGGGAGACATTACATTCCAGTGGCAAGTATCTATTACAAATGGATCTACATGGTCTGATGTATCTGAAGGAACTGGTGGTACTACATCAACATATACAACACCTTCATTGACTGCAGCATACGACACCTATCAGTATCGTTGTTTGCTTTCATGTGCGGGTGCAACAACAACACCATCTAATGCTGCTACATTACAAGTAGAAACAGTAACAGTTGTTGTATCATCTCAACCAACTGGTTCCAATGTAGATGAAGGACAGACTGCAACATTTACAACACTTGGTGGAGTGACAATGGCACCTATCGGTGGTAACGCTGCATCATCTTCATTCGAGACAGACCAGTTTGATACTCCTAGTGGTGGAGGTGGTGGTGAAGCACAGGGACAATCATCACATGAACCTAGTGTTACATACCAGTGGGAAAGATCCGATAATGGTGGAGCTGTCTGGAATACAGTATCTGGTGCAACTTCTGCATCATATACAACAGGACTTACAACATATGCAGATGATCATAATGACCAATATCGCTGTGTAATATCTGCTGTTGGTGCAGCTGCTGATGCAACTACAAACGCAGTCACACTAGGAGTTTATAGAACATTTCAGATTACTGCACAGCCTTCAAACGCAACTGCAAATGAAGGTGCAACTGCAGCATTCGCAATTACTACATCTGCGAGCAGTGGAACAGTAACGTACCAGTGGGAAAGATCTGATGATAGTGGTGCAAACTATGCAAGTGTAGGTGGAGCAACCAGTGCATCATTTACAACACCAACTCTAGTATTTGCTGATGATAATGCAGATCGTTACAGAGCTGTTGCTTCTCTCGTAGGTGCTCAAGCAAATCTTACATCTTCTCATGGAGAACTAACAGTTCTACGTGTCATATCAATTAGTTCGCAACCAACATCTACTGCTGTTATTGAAGGACAGACTGCTACCTTTGCTGTTGCTGCTTCCATAACAAGTGGTTCTATATCTTACCAGTGGCAGAAATCAACAAATGCAGGAGCATCTTGGGTTGTAATCAACGGTGCAAACTCATCAACATATACTACCCCTGCTACAGTTTATCCAACATCTCCTGCAGAACAATTCCGTTGTGTATTGACAAATGCTAATGCAACTACATTGACATCTAGTGCAGCAACGCTAACTGTTAATGAATCAGAATTTGTATCAGGTCCTGCTACTGTAACTCCAGTTATTGATGCAGATACTACTAGAACATTCTCTAGACAACCTGTTATTAACACAACACCGTTCATTGTTGAGTACGCAGGATCTACACACTTCTCTAGTTTCTGGAGAATTAGAAGAGTCGTAGATAACGTGACAGTATATGATACTGTTCAGACATTTGTTAATGGTGACACTGGTAACTTGACATCTCTTACAGTTCCAGTATCAACTCTAGCATTTGACACTGCATATGCAGTTCAAGTTAAGTTCAGAGACAATGCAGGATTGGAGAGTGCATACTCTGCTGCTGTCAATTTCACAACTCCTTTAGTTGATCAACCAGAGATACAAACTATTACTCCTGCATTTAACCCAACAATTAATGTTGATGCTATTGCTATGAAAGCAGGATATCAACATACATCTAGTGATTGGCAGTTCTCTCCTGCAAATACGTTTGCAAGTATTGTACATCAATCTCTCGGTAACTCAACAAACCTAAGTTCTTACACATTGCCAGGTGCAGTAAACTTAAGTGCGAATACTACATACTATGTAAGAATTAGATTCAACATCAATCCTACCTAAAATGGCTTCACCCAATAGCAGACAAGGACTTATAGATTATGCATTGCGTCAAAACGGTGCACCAGTCCTAGAAATAAACATAGAAGATGATCAGATAAGTGATCTAGTGGATGATGCTATCCAGTTCTATAATGAAAGACACATGGATGGTTATATTAGAACTCATTTAAAAGTTCAATATAGTCAGTTAATGTTAGATGCTATGACTACAGATAGTGAAACTACTGTTGCATCAGGTACATCTAATAATCAAACTCTTACATTTAAAGAACAGAACAACTACATTAAAATGCCACCATACGTAACCACTGTGGTTAAGGTATTTGATTTTGTATCCAAGAACGTTACAAATTTATTTGATGTCAGGTATCAGTGGAGATTGAATGACCTTTGGGACCTAACACAGACTGAGATCCTTACATATGAAATGGTCAATAGAAGATTGGAAGATATCTACTATCTGTTAGAAGGACAGAAACAGATTAGATATCAGATGCGTGGTGATAGATTATATCTTGATTTAGATTTTAAGACTGACGTTCCTGCAGATCAGTTCTTAGTTTTAGAATGTTATCGTGCAGTAGATCCCACACAATTTACTGATGTTTATAATGACATCTGGTTGAAGAGATACGTGACTGCATTAGTTCAAAGGCAGTGGGGTGCTAACTTAATCAAGTTCCAAGGAGCACAGTTGCCAGGTGGAATTACTATGAATGGTGAGTTTATATACAACGAAGGTAAAGAAAAGATAGCAAAATTAGAAGAAGAAATGTTATCACAGTATGAGACACCACCACTAGACATGATTGGATAATGGCAAGAACCACTTACTTCACACACGGTACTAGGAACGAACAGTTCCTATTCCAAAATTTAGTAGAAGAACATCTCAAAATGTTTGGGATGGATATTTTATACTGCCCTAGAGAGATTATGCTCAAGGATGGTGTGTTTAATGAAGAAGTAATTGGTGAGTTTAATGATGCATATATCATAGAAGCATACATGGAAAACTTTGATGGATTCCAAGGTGGTGGAGATCTATTAACAAAGTTTGGTGTAGCACAGACTGATGAAATAACTATGGTTATATCTCAGCAAAGATTCTCGGATCTTATATCACAATTCCTTTTACTAGATAAAGATTATCAAGTTGCAGAAAGACCACAAGAAGGAGATCTGATATACCTTCCACTAACAAGTAATTACTTTGAGATAAAATTTGTAGAGCATGAAGAACCTTTTTATCAGTTAGGTAAAGGTTATGTTTATAAACTGAAAGCTGAATTATTCGACTACAGTGACGAGCAAGGAGATCTATTTGATAGTGATGAGGAACTTGTTGATTATGGTTATACTGTTAAACACTACTATCTTACATCTGCAGGAACCAATGCAACTGGAACTCCTGTGGTAGATGGTGGTGCATTGACTAACATATTCATCAGTGATAATGGTAGTAAGTATAATGAAACACCTCTAATTACAATTAGTGGTGACGGTACAGGTGCAACTGCAGAAGCATTCATGGTTAATATAACGGTTAGCAGTGGATCACCAACGTCATCTGCTGTTATCAGATCTGTAGTAAAAGAAGGTCAGATAAGATCAATCAACATAGTTGATGGTGGATCTGGATATGATGAAGATAGAGCAACCCTAAATGTATCAGCACCTGACAGTGGTGGTATAGCAGCAACATTAGTTCCTACTTTTACTAATGGAACATTGACTGCAATCAATATTTTAAGTGGTGGATCAGGTTATAAGAGTGTAAGACTTATAGATATTACTAACGCGGGTAGCGGATATACATCTGCAACTGCTGCGTTTACTGCTGCTCCTTCTGGTATCACAGGTGCATTTACAGTTCCAGAAACTGTCACAGGTGCTACAACTGGTACAACTGCAAACCTAGTTGAATGGGATGCACAAGAAGGATGGATCAAACTTAAGACACCAACTGGCACATTTGCTATAGGTGAATTAATTGTAGGATCAGAGTCTGGAGCACAGATAGTTCTCGATAGTAGGAATGAGCAAGCAACTGCTGACCCTAAATATTCAGAGAGCGTAACCTTTGAAAGTTTAGGTGACGACATCATTGACTTCAGCGAAGGCAACCCATTTGGAATGGTTTAAAAATTATGTTAGGATCATACACGTATAATAAAATTCTTAGAAAGTGTGTCATTGGATTTGGCACACTCTTTAACGGGATAGAATGTAGGAAAGAAAATAAAGACGGTTCAGTATACAGTAGGATGAAGGTGCCTTTGGCATATGGTCCTAGACAAAAATTCTTAGCAAGACTAGAACAACAGGCAGACCTTAACCAAAAGGTTGCACTTACAGTTCCCCGTTTGTCATTTGAGATGACAGGGATATCATATGATAGTGCTAGAAAACTTGCACCAACAACATTAACACTCAAAGCAAACACAGCAAATGCAGTTAAGAAACAATTTACACCTGTCCCTTATAACGTTGACTTTGAGCTTAATGTTATATCAAAAACAAACGACGAAGCATTAGAAATATTAGAACAGATAGTTCCTATCTTCCAACCTTCATATCAAATGACTATCAAGTTGGTTGATGAGATGGCAGACTTTAGAGACATACCTATTATATTGAATAGCATTAATTATAGTGATGACTATGAGGGATCTTTTGATGATAAGAAGATTACTTTGATTACAATGAACTTCACAGTCAAAGCATACATCTTCGGACCTGTAGGAACACAAGCACCAATCAAGAAAGCAAAGGCAGACATATACACAGATATGAAAGACGTTGCTACTACAAGACAGGTTGCTTATCAAGTACAACCAAAAGCACTTACAGATCAAAACCAAGATGGAACTACAGAATTGTCAGGAGCAATTACTGCAAGGAATCTTACTATCGAAGTTCTCGATTACACCAACATACCAACACAATCTTATATTGAAATTGGTAATGAGGTGATGTACGTAAAAGGAAAAGTTACTCCAAACAAATTACAAGTTCGTAGAGCACAGAACGGAACCACAGCTGCAGCAGCAACTGCGGGTACACCTATTGATATTATAGATGCAACAGATGATGCACTACTAACAGGTGGTGATGACTTTGGATTCAGTGAGACGGTATCTTATTATGAGTAACTTAGAACAAGAATGGTTTGATGATGCAAGTAATGCTGCAGAAACAGAAGTCGTGCCTGAGAAAAACAAACTTCATTTAAAGAAACCAGTAGAAGGTGACGATGTAATTAAAGACTATGAGTATGCAAGAGGTAACTTATATTCTTTGATTGACAAAGGACAAGAGGCAGTTAATGGTGCTCTTGATCTTGCTATGTCATCTGATCATCCACGTGCATATGAAGTTGCAGGACAACTTATTAAACATGTAGGTGATGTTGCTGACAAACTTATGGCACTACAGAAAGACAAAAAGAATGTCAAAGAAGAGAGTGTCAAGACACAAGTAACTAACAATTCTTTATTTGTTGGAAGCACTGCTGACCTACAGAAAATGTTAAAACAGGCAACCAAGAAAAAGGATAAATAAGTTTATGGCATACAAAAGACACGACAAAGATAATAACGAAGTCAGTCCTCAACCAGGCA